GGCACACTACATGAACGATGATGATTACACGCATGAGGTTCTCTCTGGTGACATACATACAGCCAACCAAAAAGCAGCAGGGCTGTCCACAAGAGATCAAGCAAAGACATTTATCTATGCTTTCCTGTACGGTGCAGGAGCAGGTAAGATAGGCGAGATAGTCGGAGGCTCTTACAAGAAAGGCACTGAGTTGATAGAGGCGTTCCTTGAGAACACGCCAGCACTTAGTAAGCTAAGAAGTAAGACAATGTCACAGGCTTCCATTCAGAACAGGAAAGGAAAAGCCACTCTTGATGGGCTGGACGGTAGGAAGTTGATAGTACGGTCAGAACACTCCAGCTTGAACACCTTGCTACAAGGAGCAGGAGCTATAGTTATGAAGGAAGCTCTGGTGTTGCTGGACAAGGCACTTAAAGAACACAAGCTACCACACAAGTTCGTGGCTAATGTCCATGACGAGTGGCAGATAGAGACTCCTGAGTGGGCAGGACAGGCTATAGGTTTGCAAGCTGTCTATGCTATTCGGGAGGCTGGAAAGACTTTAGGACTTAACTGTCCTTTAGATGGTGAGTTTAAGATAGGGAAGACATGGGCTGATACCCATTGACATTCTTACTTTCTTAACTTATGATTAATAACGCAATACTATAAAACTGAAGAGGAAATTAATATGTCTACTCCTAAAACCGTAGTCAACGCTGACATTTACTGGGCTTTCTTAAACACCAAGAACATGAATGACAAGTTCTCTGTTGATCTTTGCAATCTTAGCGAAGCTGCTGTAGAGAGTCTGCAAAGCATGGGACTGTCTGCTAATACCAACCCGAAGCAACCAGAGAAAGGTAAGTTCATCACTTGCAAAAGTGGATTCCCGATTAAAGCGTACAACGCTGCTGGTGATTTAATCTCAGAGATATACGATGAGAATCTTAAAGTAGCTAACGAGTCCAAAGCCAAGGCTGTGGTGTCTGCTTATGATTGGCCTAATGGTAAAGGGCGTTCTCCACAACTGAACAAGCTCTTCATCACAGACCTGATACCCTATCGTAACGGGGCTACCTCCGCAGACGATGGCCCTGCTACAGCTATGGAGCTTGAAGACATAGCTCTTTAGTCACCACCAGAGAGAGCCAAGGAAGGCTCTCTTTTCATTTGAGGAGAGACAAAATGATACTGATAGATGCAGATATTCTATGCTATAGGATAGGCTTTGCTACACAGGAAGAGACATCAGGCAAGTACATACTGGATGTGCTGACTCATTACATATCTAACATCTTAGTACAAGCCTCTGACTCCGAAGAGTTCCAACTCTATCTCACAGGCAAGACTAACTTCCGCAACGAGATAGCCACCACTGCGCCCTACAAAGGCAATCGTAAGTCAGAGAAGCCAAAGCACATGGGTTTCATTAGGGCTGCATTACAAGGAGACTGGGGTGCTATTGTCTCTGTTGATGAAGAAGCAGACGATGCCATAGCTATCAAAGCTACAGAGCTAGGCGATGACTGTGTGATGTGTAGTGTCGATAAAGACTTTGACCAGATACCAGGATGGCACTACAACTTTGTTAAGCAGCACAAGTATTACGTTACACCAGAGGAAGGTCTGTTCTTCTTTTACAGACAGATTCTCATGGGTGACAGGATAGATAACATCATTGGTATTAACGGTATCGGTGAGAAGAAGTCAGCCAAGATACTAGAAGGCATGACAGAGCAGGAGATGTATGACAAGTGTGTTGAACTTCACGAGAGTGAGGAGAGAGTAATTGAGAACGCGAGGTTGTTATGGTTACGCAGGGAAGAGGGGCAACTATGGGAGCCACCCCATGAAACTACCAAGTAAGAAGAAGAAACGTACAGGCAAACCACCTAAAGGTTACGACTCTTGGTTTGAATATGACCTTCATCACAAGCAACTCAAAGGATGTAAGTGTCATTCGGAAACGATTAAGTACGTTCAGTACAAGACTTACTACCCTGACTTTATCTACCACATGGGTAAAGACACAATCTACATAGAAGCAAAGGGAAGATTCAGAGACAGGCAGGAAGCAAGGAAGTACGTTGACATAGCAGAGGGGCTAGGCAAACATGACGAACTTGTTTTTATATTTTACAACCCAAAGACACCCATGCCGGGAGCGAGGAGGAGAAATGACGGAACAAAGTTTACCCACGGAGAGTGGGCAGAAAAGCACGGGTTCAGGTACTTCACTGAACACGATGTCCCTATTACATGGGGTACTAAATAGTATCGCTCTAGTAGCGTTACCGATTCTGTTAGCTTACTTCCTGTTCGGGGGTGAAGAGAGTCTCTATAGTCATGTGCTTGCTTACTACGAAGCACAGACAATCTACTATAATGACTTAGCACTTGTTTGTGCAACGAGGTAAGTATGATTAAGCATCTTGTAATACCAGACACACAGGTAAAGCCAGACTTCCCGATAGAACATCTGGAGTGGGCAGGACAGTACGCTGTGGACAAGAAGCCTGATGTGATAGTCCACTTAGGTGACCACTGGGATATGCCCTCTCTGTCCACCTACGATGTGGGTAAGAAGTCTTTTGAAGGCAGAAGGTACGCCCATGACATACAGGCAGGGATAGCAGGAATGGAAGCGTTCATGAAGCCTATCAAGAAGGAACAGAAGAGGCTGAAGAAGGGTAAGCGTAAGCTATGGAATCCGCGCATGGTGTTCTGTTTAGGCAACCATGAATACAGGATAGAAAGGGCGGTAGAATCAGACCCTAAACTGGAAGGACTACTAAGCTATGATGATTTCGAGCTTGAAGAGATGGGCTGGGAAGTGTATCCTTTTCTGGAGCCTGTTGTTGTGGATGGTATTGTATATAGTCACTACTTTACTTCTGGTGTTATGGGACGGCCTGTATCTAACGCTAGACTATTGCTACAGAAGAAGATGATGAGCTGTGTACAAGGCCATGTACAAGACAGAGACATAGCCTTTGCTAGGAAGGCTGATGGTTCTCCAGTGACAGGACTGTTTGCAGGTATCTTTTACCAGCACGATGAGGATTATCTGACACCACAGACCAATGGGTCTTGGTCAGGTATTTGGATGTTTAACGAAGTAGACAATGGGAGCTTTGACGAGATGCCTGTGTCTATGAATTACTTGAGGAGAAAGTACGGTGAGTGACTCTAAGTTACTATTTACAGTTAATGATAAATTTAAAATAGAAGCAGACAACTACTGCTACCATCTAGTAGAAACCTATGAAGGGCATGACAGAAAAACAAGGCAACCTAAACAGCAACACAAGACAAGCTACTACCCATCGCTAGAGCAATGTCTAAGAGCCGTTAAAGAGGCTGAGATTAGGGAATGCCAGGGTATTGATGAAGTGTTAAACGCTCTCTCACGGTCATACAAGATCGCTCAGGATACTGCTAGAGGTATGCCTAAGCCAGAGGGGAGAACTATATGAAAATTAAAGCTACAGGCACAGCAGTCGGTACGCTGACAGACGGTAAAGAGTATGATGTTCTGCACCAAGGAGACAGGGATGTCATCATCGTTAATGACATAGGCAAGAAGGTATACGCTACCGTAATTGGACAGTGTCCTTTGCTATTGCCGGACTGTGAGTGGGAAGTGATTAAGGATTCTATAGACGATGCTACAGAAGAAGAGTGGGCTGAAGTAAGTAAGAAGCTACTAGACGAGGAAGTAAACAATCCTACCCACTACAACACTGGCGCAGTAGAGTGCATAGATGCAATCCAAGCTACGCTCAGTGCTGAAGAGTTCCAGGGCTACTGTCGTGGGAATACACTGAAGTATCTCTGGCGGTGTATGTACAAAGGTAAGTCCAAACAAGACTTAGAAAAAGCTAGATGGTATCTTGACAGACTGTTGGATACGTTATAGTATGAACACAAGAAAGCGTTAGACTTTCACAGCGTCCTCCTCAAGCCTGCCTAGTTACTTTTCCTTCTCCATCGTAGCTAGGCAGGTTTTTTATTTGTTCTTCTCGTTCCAAGCCTCAGCTCCACCACCAAACCAGTTGTAAACTATCCCGCCAAAGATAGGTAAAGGCTTAACATACTTTGCTATGTTTTCGTCAACCTCTCCTGTTGCAACATCTCTTCCTAACTTTAAAGTTTCATCAATCAAAGGAGTAGCTGGAGTTAAAAGGTTCTTGCCGAAGCCTGTTAAGTCACCTCTTGAAAGGTAACGCTCGCTGACGTACTGGTTAGCACCATACACACCAAGCAATGCCCACAAAGCTCTGTCTGGAATCTGTTCAGGCTTAACGTCTCTTCCTAGTAGAAAGTCTTTTGCCATACCTGTGCCAGCGTTAGCCAGTGATAAGTAAGCAGCCAACACAGCAGCTTGTTTAATAGCTTGCTCTTTGTTTCCTTTCCTGTACTCGCCTATTATCCTGTTGCGCACAACATCGTACTGCTTGAGAGTAAATGTTTTAAGTAAGTAAAGGATACGTCCATTAGGGTTCTCAACAAACGCTCTGGGTACTTCGGACATGAACACTGGCTGTAAGTCAGCAAGCTCGTTCATAGCATAATACTTAACATTCTCAGAGATTTCTTTTCTCTTCAAATCACCTATGAAATTATCAAACTCTTTACCAAACACTTCACCATAACTTTCTCTAAGTTTTGCTACTCCGGCCTTTGTCTGTGCTTGTTGCTGTGCTTTTCTAAGTGCAGCATTCATGGTTGTTTCTTTACCCAGACGATCAACAGCTTGGAAGCCTGAGTATTTAAACAACTTTTCTAAGAAAGCTCCTGAACGCTTAGGGTCTTCAAACTCAGCCAAAGACTTTAAACCAGTGTCTACCAGCTTAATGTTTTTCTCTCCAAGCATAGCAGAGATAGTGTTTCGGAAACCATACATAGCCCCTGATGTACCGAGATCACCTAGCTGTGTGATAGCAGAGATAGGGTTGGCAATAGTCCCGGCATACCCTGTTGTTCTTAGGAAGCGCATCACACCGTTAGGAGCTTGATTGCCTCCAACAAAATAACCACGCAGCATTTCTACTATGTCTGCCTCATCTTTAATAGACCAGTCCCCTTTAGCTCTTGCTTTGTCTATAAGAATACCAAGAGAAGAGTCGGCATCTAAGAAACCATCACTGGCTTCTACAATTCCGTTATCTTTAGTTCCTTTCTTTTTATATATACCAAGGACTTTTCTTTTTTCTATGTCAGAGATAGCTTTTGTTATGTAGTTCTGTAGTGCTTCAGCAGGAGAAGCATAGTGCTTCATAAGTTCTTTTTGTTTTTTAAGAAGTTCGTCAGCAGTTCTTTGATTCCAAGGCCCAGCTTTCCCCGGCCCTGCTTTAACAAAAGTAGCACCACCACCTTTACGGGGGACAACCATAAAACCCCTTACAACTTTATCGGTTATGTCTTGTCTAGTTTCTTCGCTAATAGACGCTACTGTCTTACCATTAAACTTTGCGTATTTCTCGATCTGCTTATCTATTGGCCCTTTGAGAGTTACTCCTAACTCTTCATAGAAGCCGTCTAAATCTTTCATCAATCTTGGAAAGTAGTTTTCTATTGGCTCAAAAGTATGTCCTGCTTTTAACAATTCTTTTTCTAAATCTTTTAACACTGCTACAGTGTCATCAAACTGAGTTCTCATTGTTGTTGACATTAAGTTACGAGCTTCGTCAAACTGGCCTAGCCCTATTCTGTAAGCTATGTCGTCTGCTACTGGCTTACT